GGCCCCTCGGGACCCGTCGGTCCCGCTGGCCCTTGAGGGCCAGCAGGGCCAACAGGAAGGTCGGCTTTGGCAAGACGCAGAACGTCTCCCTCCGCCGTCCGTACCCGAACAAAATTGTCGTTAGAGGCCATGAAGCCAACTGATCGTCAACGTCTTCCCGAAACGGTACGTGCCTGTTGCGGACGGATGGAACTGCGGACGGATCAACGTGTTCGCGGCCCCGACACGCACCACATGCGAGAAACACATTGGCGCGACCTCGTTGGCCGTACCGTCCACGTCCGACGGGTTCCACCGAGGCCCAAAATAACAAGCCGCCGTATTCAAATCGTTACCGACCATAATCCGTGTCGAAAAGTATACGTTGGACGAACCGCCCACAGCCAACGACACCAAATACAAACCTGCCTTAGGGGCCTCAAACTCGCCGTTAGCCAGCGTATAAGCGCTGGCACTGTCCTGCACCACGTGGTCAAACGTAATGTTTGCCCAATGCACCGACGCAAACGTCTGCCCGTCCGTACCGTCAATGTCGTAATCGCCAGAAGCCCACGACGTGGCATGAAGATACGGGCCGTGGATCTGGCCGCTGGTCAACGCCGTGATCTGATCGTCCACATACTTCTTGCGGGCCGCATGATTGTTCTGCGTCGGCGACGCATTCTCCAACAGCAACTGACCTGTCATCTGCTGCGAACCGTCCCGATGCACCACATCGTTCGTCACGAACTCGGCCAACGCATCAAAATTCTCGTTGACCTCCTCTGCCACAGCAGTGTTCCCTGCCACAAACTCGTTTAACGCGTTCAGCGTAGCCATCAGTTACCTCACTGCTCTCGGAAGGAAAATAAGATCAACCGCGTTCACGCCCCAACGGCGTGACCCCGCACTGTCGCTCTGCCCCTGGAACAACAACGAGACTGCGTAACCTGACCCCAACGATTGGCCGCGCACAATCGTCTGGTCGCTCTTAGAAGACGACCCCCACACGGCATCATCCCACAAAAACGAGTCCCATTCGCCGCCATCAAAAATGCCAGACACCGACAAATTCATCGACTTCTTCTGCCCCTCCCGATCAAAATCCCGATAGGCAGTCACCCGCACCGTCGAATCCTCCGACGCATCCAACACAAACCGAGGACGCCGAAACCGCTTCTTCGCTCCCGCCATCCCCACCCGATACCAAGCCGTCTGCAACCACGACGAAAACCGAACATTCACATTGCCGCCCCGCACGTCATACCGTCCGCCGTCATACTCCGCACGGTACAAATACTCGCCGCCGCTCCCCAAAGCCAAATAGCAAATCTCGCCTGCTGCAGGACGAAACTCCAACATGGCCGAAAACCCAAACCCGTACGCACTATCACCATTCCCGTACGCGTACTGATACCAGCCGCCACCCTGCCCCAACAGCGGATCAAAAACAAAAACTCGCTTATTAATGTTGGTGTCCAGCCACGGCACCGACACCCACAAACGCTGATCCATCCACGCCAACGACACCTTCGACACGTACGTGCCAGGAATCTGGCCGTCCGTGATCAACGTCGACATGTTGTCCCACAACCAGCGGATCTGCCCATCCGAACCGATGACATACACGCCATCATGCGCATCAAAAAAGTACAGGCCGTTCGGGGCCGCAACAATCGCATCTTGCCCAGGAGCGCCCAACAGGTCGCTCATCCGCATCAACTGGAACGTGTCGGCACTGTAACCGCTGAACGCCCACACCGAACTGTTCTTAAAAATGTACAGGGTGGGGCCGAACGACACGATGCCCGTAATGGGTTCGCCGTCACCACCAACGTCGAACCAGTCGTCCTGACGGTAATCTTCAGGTTCGCTCGGGTGCGAAAACCGCACCCTGTTTACCATCTGCTTGCTGTTCTCGTAAATGTTGGCGTGGAACAGGAACCCTTGATGGGCACAAATAAACTTGGCTTTCGGCATTTTGCCGCCCGACGGGGCTTCCAAATTTTCGTTCCAAGCGCCGTAAGCGTCCGTCATCAACGCGATGGACGTACCATTCCAACGGAATGCCTGTGCGTCCGCGTTGCGCTGCACATAACAGCGCTCGTCGCCGCGTGCCGCATCCGTCGTAGTGACCTGACGAGCCAACGTCGCTGCCCGCATAACCCCGCTAGTAGACCCCGACGCAGGCGTATATTCAGCGAACGTCAACAAATCGTCCGTCACCTGGATCGAATCGCCGTCCTGCACAATAATCTGCGGCGGTTCCACCCCGTTATACGCCCACATGTTACGGGCGTCCGTAAACGGCTCTTCGTGCGTAGCCACCGCCGTCTTGCGGCGCTCAAACCCGCCGCGCGGCAACAGCCGCACATTCAAACAATCAACTACCTGATTTTCGGCGAGCGTGAACGCATCGCCGACATAGTTCAGCCCACCAGACCAGTCAACAAACTCTCTAACTTGCGGGCGGCGCGCCATCGGCTACCACTCCCAAGAGTAAGCAAACCGATCCAGCAGAACAGGACCGTCATGTTCGCTACCCAAACGTTGCACCCCAGCCTTCGGGGCACGCACATACCGACGGCGCAAACGGTCCAGATCACGCTCAAACCGTGCCAACTTCTGCTGCGACATCACATCGTCGTCCTGCCACTCGTACGCACGCGTCAAAATCCATTCGCAAATCAACGCATCAAACTCGCGCGGCAAATCAACAACATCGTCAACAGAATCTGCAGCCGTCGGCTGACGATACCCGCGCAACACATACGTAGCGGGAGCCGCGGGAACAGGCCACAGAAACACGGTACGGTCAAACAACGACCATTCGGTCGTGTTGCCCGCCGTCGCACTAGACCAGGCATACTTACCGACCTGACGTTCATGCGGACGGTACTTCAACAGCCAACGGTCGCCCTCAACCGACATGACCGCCTCAGGCACAGGCGACAGTTCGTCCAGATCCTGTTCGGCTCCGAACGTCACCGTCCAATCCTGCTCGTAAAACGACCATGGCTCATCCCAAGTGCGGATCCGATCCACACCCTCGTTCAACCACATGCTCAACAGCGAATCAGGAAGGTCTTCCTCATCGCTGTCCAAAAACGTACGCACATAGTCGTACATGCCCTGGACGGTCATCGACCCCATCGGCTACCGCCCAGGGTCGTGATGGTCGCAGTACGACTCGCCAGGCTTCGCCTTAGCCTTACAGGCATTGCCGTCCGTGCGTGTCCCCGCACACGTCGCCCGATCATTGTACGGTTCGACGTACGGAACGTCCGACACATAAAAACGGCCTTCGCCGTGCGGCTTGCGGGCCGTCACCACAGCATCGGCAGGCATGTTCCCTGCCAGCCCGTAGGGGCGAGCATTCTCAACCCCTACAAGCATGGCGGGCACCTTGTGCGGATCTGCCATCAGATACCGAACAACAGGACGGTGTACGTAAAGTCGGCCACCGAAGTAGTGTCGGCCAGTTCGACGTTGTCCGCACCGAACAGTTTCACCGTCGGAGTGCCACCCGTCGCCGTCAGGCGAGGAACAGCATCCCCAGCGCTTACACTGTCAGCATCGCACACCACCGCTAGACCAAACACTTCAGTCAGCCCGTACTCGGAGGGGTTCAGAGTGAACCCCCCCGTAGCGTACGTGCCCGACAAGCCAAGATCGCTGACGCGGATCCGCTTGTTGGAACCGACCGTGCTGACCGCAACGCTGGCCGCGTCCCCCGTCTGGCCGTAAGAGCCAGAGAAGATCGGCGACAGCGCAGCAGACGGCGCAGAAGCAGTAACAGTCACGGCCATAATAACTCCGATCAGGCGGTCTTGTTAGTGATCTTGCCAAGACGGCGACGGCAGTTCGTAACCAGGTTGCCGTAGCAGATGATCTGCGCGTAACGGGCATCCTGGTTCGTCGGCCGAATGAACGGAGTTGACGTGAACCACTTGTCCGAACCGCGAGCAATCCACACATGCTTGCTGTTCAGGAAGTACATCACGCCCGTGTCGTTCGTGTTCGCGTAATCGCCCGAGAACACGCTGGCGTTGTCGATCGCGTAATCGAACACGACAGGCGCACCACGGTACAGCAGGTTCACGAAACCAGCGTCGGCAGTGGACGGGTCCGAGTAACGCAACTGCGGCTGCAGCAGCGACTCGTACTTCTCCCACAGTTCCTGCGACGTAGCGATCATGTCAGGCGTGTCCGAACCGCCCTGGGCGGTACCGTTCCACGCAGCCGACATGTCGCTGATCTGCAGGGCCTTCGCCGTGTCATCCACGTACGACGACCAAGTCGTGTGGCCAGCAGGGTCCAGACCGCCGAAAGCGGCGTCGCCGACAGCGGCGCTCAGACCGTTCCACGACGTAGCCGTCGCCGAACCGTCCGACAGGAACTCCTTGACAAACAGGTCGGCGAGGGACTCCTCGGCCTGCATAATCTTAGCCTGGAGAAGATCGATGATCGCCTCCTTGCCGTTGTTCTGCTGCTCCTCAAGACCAGCGATCGCAACCGATACCGCAGCCTGCTTCCACAGGTACTCGGCGGCAGTCATGCCGTCCTGCGGAGTGGTCGGCAGCGTGTCGTACTGTGCGAACGTTCCAGCAGTGTCGTTAGCGCCCTCAATGATCGGGACGACAATGCGGGCACCGCCCGAGTACGTCTTGATACGATTCTTGGACTTCAGCCAGTTGAGCAGCGGCCGCGCCTGGAACACGTTGTTCTCCAGCGTGGTCGCGTAGTTGTAAAGGGTAGTCGACAGAATACTGTCGTACGGAAGGGACGTAGTGTCCGCCATGGTTCTTTATTCTCCTGTGGGTCTAGCCGATGCCGTGTGCGGCCTCGGCTGCTCTGAACGCATCAGCAACGCTCATCGGAGCCGACGCAACCCCAGGGGCGACAGTGCCCGCGGCAACCCCATGCCCACCCGCCACGGGCGGAGCCTGAGCCTTCCGCTGCTGCACCGACCTGTCCGTAGCCGCACGCGTCATCCGATCAAACGCAAACGCCTTAAACGCTGCGTCAAGATCGGCAATCTGCCGTTCGACCGCGAACTGGAGAAGTTCGGTGTCGTTAAAATTGACACCGTACGTCTGATGCAAGCCTGCCAATTCCCTGTCAATTTGCGCCTGCGCCCGCTCCATCTGAGCCTGCGCCATGAACTGCTCAACCTGCTGCCATCGCGGATCCTTTGAATCTGACGACGAAGGCTCGTCGTCATCCCAAGCGAACGGATCGTCGTCATCAGCCTTAGCAGCCTGTTGCGGCTGCTGGCCGATCGGCACCCCGTACGCCTGAGCCATCTCCCGAATGACATACTCGGGATTCTGCTCAATCGCGTTCCACAATCGTTCAGCATGCGTGAGTTGCTCACGTTCGGCTGCCAACTCCTGCGTCTTACGGGTGTAATCGGCCTGACGCTGGTAGCCATTAAGAGCCTCTTCAAGGCTCACCTGCATTTCTTCGCCGCCCACCTTTACAGTGAACTGGCTCGGTACTGCAGGTTGCGCCTCCACCGCATCGTGTTCGGCAACGCCGAGGTCCGCAGGTGAAGTAAGATCGGGAGACTCTGCTCCCATCATGTCAGTGTCCACAGAATCCTCACGGGTTGTTCTGTCAGGCCGTATCTCGGCCTCATTACTGAGGGGAAAATGTCCCGTCAGAGGCGAAATGCCCACCCGTCAGGAGCAACCAGCAGGGGCGCAACCGCCGCAGGTGACGTAACGTCCCACACAATCCGCCAACTTCCCGACCCGATCCCGTTCGGGTACACCGACTGGTCGTACGACAACGACGGCATGCCAACAGCGGCAGTTGACGCAATCCCGCTCAACGAAACGGTGGTCGCAGCGATTGTGACTGTTGCAGTCCCGACCGCGTCTGTGGGAACAATGCTTGTCGGGTTGGCTGTGGCGGCCCCTGCGGTCGGGGAGGGAACACCGACAAGGATGGTGTTGCCTACCCCTGTCGGGTTGATTGTGACTGCGCCTGCGTTTACGGACGGGCCGCCGAATGTTGCATTGTTGGTCAGGCTTGACGGGTTGACGGTGGCACTACTTGCCGTGACAGAAATGGTTCCGACAGCGCTCGTCGGAACGATCGAAGACGGCGATACCGATACTGTGCCCGCCTGAACGGTGACGGTTCCGATCGCGCTGCCACTTGCGATACTGGCAGGTTCGATCAGGAGCGGTTCTAGGAGACGTTCGTTACCTGCTCCTGATTCCAGCAGCCGATAATCGCCGCTTTCAAGAAGCCGACGGCTCATTGGTCGAGCCGAGTGAACTCGCCAGTTTGCGGGTCGTACACGTCTCCGATCCCGACGGGACTGTCGTCAGGCAACTGCACCGTGAACATCGTCGGTTCGGGATGCCATGTTTCTAGATTGCCGTCCCAGTCGCACACGTTCGCGACGGTCAGCAGATCGTTCCAGATGAGTGCGTAACGGTTCAGCATCACAGTCCTTTACCAGCAGATGATGATGCAGGCTCCGCGTCCGCCTGCTCCGCCCGCACCCGAGTTGGCGTTGTTGCTGCCGCCGCCTCCTCCGCCTCCGCCACCTGGCGCTGCTCCCGCACCGCCTGCTGACGCTGTTGCAGCGTTGGATGTGCCGCCGCCTCCGCCGCCTGCCCCGCCTGCGATCAGTCCTGCCGAAATGGTGGTCGGTGCAGTTCCTGCACCCCCCGCAGACGGAGTAGTGGTTCCTGCGGTACCGCCCGCAAGACCGACGCTGTTGGTGCCGACACCTCCCGACGAGTTGCCGCCGTCACCGCCAGCGAAACCAACCCCAGCAGAGTTGAAGCCGCCGCCACCACCAGCGCCAGGCGCAATAATTGGAACAGGATACGTCCCTACTGCCCCCGCGTTACCGTACCCTCCGTCACCGCTACCGCCCCCCGCCCCAGGGATCATGCCAGCACCACCCGCGCCGCCACTGCCTGCCGCGGCGCTTCCGCCGCCGCCGCCGAAGCCGCCGCCCGCAGCAGTCCACAAATTACTTGCAGAAAACCAAGTGGTGTTTCCCGCCGTTCCGTTCGCCCCGTTACTGGTTGACGTGCGTGCTGTGCCGCCAGCCGCAGACGCCCCAACCGTCACCGTGTAAGAAGCGTCAGGCAGGTCGGACAACGGAACGTCAACAACGGTCACGCCGCCAGAACCGCCACCGCCGCCACCGTAAGTGGTGCCTGACGTGCCGCGACGGCCCGAACCGCCCCCGCCGCCAGCACCGAACAAGATGATGCGGGCTTGCGTAAATCCGAGCGGCCGCTGCCACGTTCCGTTCGCGGTGAACGTCTGAATGTCCATCGCAGGTTTGATGTTCACGATCGACCATTTTGATATGCCGTCCGAAATGACTGTAACGGACGAATATGCGTTGCGTGTCCGCACTACCTGCACTCGTGCGGCCGTCGGGGTCGGTGACCCTACAGCGTTAAAATAGCCTTCAATCGTGTCGGACGAACCAGTAGCAGTACGGACCAACATTTGATTCGTTGCCGTCACCGAACCTGCTTCGTCCGCAACTGTGATCGTGGAACCTGCTGGCACAGAATTCGCCAACGGCAAATGGCACGGACGAGATGTTGTCAATGTGCCCGACAATCCGACATAACGCACATTCGGATACGACGACAGATTCAAAGTGGCCGTGCCATCCCAGTCGTGACGGGACGCCAAACCAGCAACCAACTCGGCACGAGTGATCCGTTTGTTCTCGCCGCCCCCACCAGCGTTCGCACCCGACGTGTCGTTGACATCAACAACCTCGAACAGGTCGCCAGTTGCCAGTTCGGCACCCGTGATGATTTCAAGGTCGCTGATGCGCTGATCGGCCATCAGAGTTTGAAAATCTTGTTAGCGCCGTCATCCCACACCACATTGATGTTCCCGCCGTTCGGTGTCACCGAAAACCCGTCGATGTACGCGATCAACGGCGAATCTGCGTCGTTCGTCACGAACTGGTAGATCACCACCGCGTTTGCGGCCTTACCCGAATCGACCGCTACCGACGTGAACGTCGCATCGCCCGCATCGAACACCCCATCGGTAACCGCTATCGATCCGAGCGTCTGATCGGTTGACGTACCGTACGACGTAACCGACGACTTGTACTGGTGGGCCGCACTGTACGTGTAGTCGCTGGTGCTGACCAACGCCACCTTGATAGTGCCCGAATCCAGATCGATGCTGGGACTCTGACTCAGAAACGATTGCTTTGCTTTGGGGTAGATAGCGGAAGCCATTACGAATACTCCTCGGTCGTTCGGTCATCCCACGCGACGTTCACCGCCCACATCACCGATGTGGGCAGGCCGTCCGTCAGTTCGATACGCTTCACAGTCCACACTCCGTCTGTCCCGTCTGCGCCCCGCGGCGCAGACCCCACATAGGCGACCGTGTCACCGATGTCCAACGCCTGCTGAAATGTCGCAGGGGTTTGTCCCATCCCGCCCGTGTCGGGCACCCATGTGTCGCCCTGATCGTCGGAACGGAGCAACACCACCCGCTGCGCGTCCCGCTCCCCATATCCGCTCACGACACGTACGGGCGGGGCTGTCCGCCAGGCTCAGGAAACTCAGGCGGATTATCAGGATTGCCGATCACCTGCCGTTTCTTCTTCCCATCCGACAAATTCACGTTCACGTTCACGGTCGGCGGCTGCGACGCCAACCGTTCCATCATCACCATCAACTTGTCCCACTTAGCATCGATCGGATCACTCACCGCCACCCTCCTGTCCACGTGCCTGCTGGGCCTGCGCTTGCTGCTGCTGCTGCATCATCATCTGCATCATCAACTGATCCTGCTGACTTGCAGCCTGCTGATCCTGCAACCCAGCATCGATCTGTTCCTTCTGCGCCGCTTGCTCCATCGCCAACATATGCTCGTACTCGGCGCGATCCATATCGCGCGCATGCTGGTCCTGACGGTCCTGCAACTGCATCGCCGCCGTCTGCGCACTCCCCTCATTCTTCTGCGCAACCAACTCCGACGGTGACGTACCACCCATCTGCGACGGCTGATAGCCTGCCGCCTGCTCCATCTGCCGCTGAATGTCAGGCGGAGCATCCCGATAGTTGATCTGCTCCACCAACTTCTGCGACTGATCCTCACCCTGCTGCTGCGGCTGCTGCTGCATAATAAACTGTGACGGATCCTTCACCCCGAACGCATCGCGCAACACGTACGTCAACATTGCCATCGGGTCGACCAACGACCCGACAAACGGTCCGACCGTCTGCATCAACTGCAACGCTCGCTGCTGACGGAACTGCTCGTCCTTCGGCTGCGTCGACCCCGCCTCCACCATAAAGTCAAACTCGCCCTCAATGTCCTCCCGCGTGAACTGCACCCACTGCTTCGCCCCGTCAGGACCAATGATGCGAGCCACCTGATCGCCAGTCAGATACACCTGAGCCAACTGGACGATCCGCTTGGCAATCGTCGCCATGAACTGTTCGATCTGTGCCAACTTGTCCGACACGCGAGCGTTCGTGGCCGACTGGATCAAAGACGCTTCCGTGGCCGTCCGACGAATCTCGGGTGCAGCACCTCGCTGATACTCGGTAACGCCCGAAACCAACTGCAAATCCTGCTCGATCTGCTGGCTGTACGTGTACATCTGCGGATCCAGCGGAATCTGCGCGATCGGCGACACGATGTCCTGCAACGGCTCGTCGCCCTCCACCCACACGATCCTGCCGTCCTTATCGGACAGCAAAGCGTTCTGTGCGGCAGGGTCCAACTTGTCGCGGCGGGCCAGATAGGCCCGCTGCCACCGCTTACGGTGATTCATCATGTCCGAACGGACAGCGTTCAACTCCTGCTGCATCGGTTCGATCATCTCAAGATCGCCGACACTGTAAAACTGGTCGGGAACCTCATAGTTGTGCAGCGGCACAAACGGAATGCCGAACGGGTACGGAAACTCGGTCGGGTCCAGCAGAAACTCGTCACTGCCCGCCGCAAACACACAGTAGTACTGGTGTTGCAGATCCCAATATTCGTACAGGGTGACGCGCGAAATGTCATCGTTCAACTTTTCGTCGTTAGACGACGACGTTTGCGTCTTGTCGCGGTCCCGCCACCGCGGGTTGGCCGACATGTCAGGCTTCAACTTCTTACGAGCCGCCTGACTGTACCGTCCGTCTGCCTTCACCTCTTCAATCGGGACGACCAGCCGCTGCGCAATCCACTTCAGATCATCGACACACGTCGCTTCAGGGTCGATAAAAATGTCGAACGGCGACACCCGTTCTACCGACGGGTGATCCAACACCACCTCAGGTTCGGTTTGTGGGATACCCGCCATAATGTCGGCGTTGGATGGCAGTTGGTCGGCCATCCACGGGTTTTCCCGCGCGGCCTCGTCGGCCTCCATCATCTTCGACTCGTAGTATTCGCCCTTTTCCTCCTCGGACAAAGGGCGTTCCTGCTCGCGGTACTTCCAGCCGAGTTTCACCCAGCCGATCCCCAACACCAGCGAGTCCTTCACTGCCCGCTTCACCTCAGGCTGGTAGCCGTACCGCTGCCACCAGTAGTTCACGGCCGCTTCCGCGACCTGTGCGCCTCCCTCGTCTTCCATACCGCGACCGTTCACCGTGATCTGCGGGAAGTTCACCGCTACGGACGGCACAATCACGTTCACGGTGGAGAACGACACGTTGATTGCAATGCGATCAGCGGACGACTGGCCCGAGAAGTGCTTTCCGCGGTACAGGTCGATCATGCGCCGCCAGGTCTTGTCAAAGTTTTCTTCGCGCCACTTACGTGACAGTTTGACACGACGGTCGTAGCAGGCCAGCAGATCCTTCTTGGTCTTCTTGGATCGCTTGTAGGGCTGTTCGCCTGCGGGGGCAGCGTTGTTTCCAGGCCAGTAGCCTGCGGGTGACGGAATGTTCGGCTGGATCAAATCGGCCATTAGAGTTCAACCATCAAAAAGGCCACGGCAGTCTGTTCGGCATAAACCAAGGATCCCGATCCTTTGGCCCGCGAATAATCCTGGGAGCAAAATCTTCTGCTACGTCAACAAAACGGTCTATAAGCGACTTGGAAACAGGCTTTGAACGGGGCCGAGAACGTCTGCCGTTCCGCTGCTTAGATTCGCTTATTTCAAAAGGAAGATTTGCCGCCCTGCTTTCTCGGTATCGGCCAGGCGCGTCGAAATAATCAATTCCGCCCTGAGCGGTTCGATAGCGTTCTCTGGCAGCAGCCCTATTTGCCGCCTGGCGTTCCGCCGCAAGTTTTTCGCGCATGCCAATAAACCATTGAGTAAGCGCTTCGCGTCCCGCATCCGTCTGCATTGCGTTGTTCATAAGGTCGCGGTCGCGATTAGACACGTCCCTGGGAAAAGTCATTGCGGGAGGAACTGTCTGTGCGGCGTGTTGAAGCCAATTGATTAGGTTGGCTCGTCCCTCGTAAGAGTTTAACGCACCCAAAACTTTCAAATGATTTTCATTTGAAATAGGCGAGTTGAATCCGTACGCGTCGTAGGGCACAAACGACTGCCCCTGCCAACTGCCTTCGTAGCCGCCCGATTCAAAAGGGGCGATCAGTTCGTCTGCACGAAAGGGGCGGCCCAGCATGCGTTCTGCTGCTTGGCGAGAACCGTCCATCAGACCCACCTCCGCCCCACATACTCAGGCGGACGATTCCCATACTTCTCAGCATTCGTATACATCTCGTCCACACGCTCCTTGACGGTCGGGCCATGCCAATCGTCCTTACCACCCGCCGCCACAAAGTTCAAACAGACCGACCTGACCTTCTCCCCGAACTCCCGTTCGGAATCAGTCAAGCCAGGACACACGTCCAAACCCCAATGCTGCGAATGTTCACAATCTGCCATCGCCCTACAGCCCCGAATGTCCCGTCCCACGCACATTATGCGCCCCGATCACCTGCACCTCAGGCTCCCGCCGCACCTGCTGCTCCCACCAAGCCAACGTCCCATACTGCTCCCGCCCCTGATCCCGATGGAACTGCACCGCATACCCCAACATCTGCACCGCGATCGCCAACGACATCACACGGTCATCGAACGGCGAGCCGCGCATCCTGCCCATCTCGTCCCGCACAAACGTCCGTAACTCCGCCACCGTCGGCCGACACCACAAACCCAACGACCCGTCCCGCAACGCCGTCGCCAAATCGTCCAACATCAACGGACGCGTCTTCTTCGTCGTAGACCAGCCGATCTTGTTCGTCGTGCGCCTTGACCGTTCGTCCACAATCCGCGAATAAAAAATGTTCGGGTACCGATACCAATCTTTCAAATACTTACAGGTCGTCAAACCATGGTTGTTGTTCTCCACCCCCACCAACGCCTGATTGTAAAACGTTCCCAAATCGGCCAAAATGCCCGCAAACTCGTCAGGTGACACATGCCCATGCCAATGGGCCACCACTTCATGCGTCCGCCACCGCACCACATGCGCCGAACAATAATCGCCATGCTCCAACCCCTCCGCCACATCCGCACCCACCACATACGTCTCGTTCGCCTGCGGCCGCTCCCACAACGACAACGGCCCCTCCCCCGCCACAAACGTCACAAAATCGCCCGCCACCAAACGGCCCCGCTCAGGCTCCCGCACCTCCAACGCCGCCAACGCATCAGGATCAAAAAACGGATTACCCGACTTGATGAACGCCTCCTCAGGCGTCGTCGGATACTCCTGATGCAACTGCCACACAGGCAACGACTGCCGCTTCACCTCATACCAATCAGCATCCCGATCCGACCGTGCCGACCACGGCTCAAACAACGCCGCAAACCGATTCGTCCCCGCCTCCGCCCCCGTAAACAGACGATGAAAAAAGTTTCCCCACCCGTTCGCCGTCGACAAGCCGATCACCCGACCGCCCACATCCGCGATCGGTTCGATCGACGCCCACGCCTCATCAGGGTTCTCCAAGAACGCCCACTCGTCCACCACCGCCAAATAACACGAACGGCCACGCGCAGGATCCGACTTCGACGGCAACGACTCCACCGACGACCCGTTAGAAAACTCCAACGTCGACTGATTATCCCGCAACACCTTCGGGCCACGATCCCGCATCCACTCAGGCAACCGCTTCATCCCATACCCCACCATCCGCAAAATCGCAGACGCCTCCCGCTCACCCTTCGACAAAAAGATGATCAGACGATCAGGATGAAAATATGCCAACCAAAACGCATAACCCGCCACCAACGTCGTCCAGCCGATCTGACGGGCCTTCAACGTCACCACATACCGTTCCTCACGGAACGTCTGCAACGCCCGCTCCTGCGGACCGAACAAATCGAACAGCATCGCCCCCTTCTCAGGATGCTGAATATGCCAACAATCCCGAAAAAACTTGACAGGATCGTCCGCATACGCCCGCCACTTCGCCTCCACCACCAACTCAGATTTAGAAAACATCTCAGTTGTCCAACAACCCCAACCCAGCCAACTCCGCCCGCAACTCCTCATCCGACAAAGACGACACCCGACGATCCTCAATAATCGTCCGCTTCGGAGCCAACCGATCCACATGCTGCAAATACAACTGTGCAGCCTTCATATCACCCTGCTGCGCCGACCGAAACACCGCATCAATCACCGACTGAATCCGCTCAGGCGACATATTCAACTCAGAACACCGCGCATCCACCGCCCGCCGCACACGATCATCCCGATCCCAATTCGTCAACGACGAAACCGACACCCCATGCTCCGCCGCCCACGCCCTCTTTGTAGACGGCTGACGCTCCATCGACACCAACCACTCCACATACTCCTCCACCACCGCAGGCAAAGACCCATCCTTCGGCCACTGATTCCACACATCCATACCAAACCTCCAATCGACAACGCAGGCGGGCAGGGCGCGCAACCAGGGAAGGAGGCGGGAAGTCGCAGCAGCCCCACCACACCTGCAACACACACCCCAACTGTCCCCTACGGGACACCCCACCCCACAAGTAGTGATAGAATGCAACGCCTGCGGCGAACCCACCAAACCCAACGACCTGTACCCCCACAGCAACTGGTGCATCACCTGCGTCGAAAACGAACTCGCAGACCAAGCCGCAGAAAACACCGACCGCATCACCCCCCAAATCTTCACCCCATGAACTACCCCATCGACTGCACCCTCTGCAACACACCCATCCGCCACCAAAAAGACCACGTCATCGTCCAAATCAAAAACCGCACCGTCGGCAACTACCACCGACACTGCAACAACGAACGACGACGACAACTCTCAAACTAAACAACACGGCCACCGTCCTGGCGCACCCTCGCAGCGGTAGGGTAAAACCCTTGACACAGGCCCGATCACACCCACACAAGTAGACGGCCCCCACCGTCTACCGTGCTGACCCCTACAAAAAAACCATCAGGGTACACGCCGACCAACGGGAGGCGACCAGCACCAGCCACAGCCCCCTAAAAGGGGCTGTGAGCCACCAGGGTACAGCCCCCACCCCCACAGAAAACCACAACCAGGCCCACAACCCTGTGGAAAACCCCCACCCGCAATAGCAAATGCGGACAGACGGTAATATACACGGGGAACCCGAAGGGTGCCCCCCCCTATGGTGGGACTGAACCGCACACATTTAGCGAGAGGGTCGTAAACCGTCGGCCCCCCTCCCCCCCTCGCCACACACAACCAGTCTTCCCACCATAGACAGCCTCCAACAGCGTACCTCAGTTAGATACCAGCCGCGCGGAACAGCGTGTGTTGCGGGTGGAGCGGGATGCTCTGATGAGCAATCCCGCTCTCAACGATTTGGAGGTAACGCTATGATGCTTCGCTGCTTCTCCCCTGCTCCTGGGGGATCGTGCCCGTTCTGCAACCCCGAGGAGGAACCGTGGTGCTTGGCTGGCGCTGACGACATGTTCGCCATGGTGGACGCAATACGCGAACTGGATGTGTACCCGTGGTCGACGGCTGTGGACGACCTGATGACGGCCATGGAGGTCGACGCCTCCGACAGGTACGCCCAAGTGGTCTACGACAGTGCCGTGAAGTGGATCCACCAGAAAGGGAAGTACGACGAGTTCGGCCCTGAGCCGTTTTAGCGGGTGGGGGGCGGCAGCCTACGGGCTGGCCGCCCCCTGGATGGACTAAGGAGGTCCGATGCAAGGTGAGTGGGATGAAGTCGGTGAGGAGCGTGCGTACGGCTGGACGCTGGATCGTGCGCTGCTGGCTGAGGCGATGAAGGCTGAACTGGAACTGCTGCTTGCGGCAGTGGTGGACGAGGAGGACTACGTCTGATGGTGTGCTTGATGTGTGATGGGTTCCACAGTGAGGGGGAGGTGACGGAACTGAACGGTCGCATGATCTGTTTCGGTTGCTTCGACAGTCTGCGGGAGGCGTTGGCAGATTACGGGTTCCGTGTGCGGGCTGATCGTACGGAGCGTGTTGGCAGTGGGTGGAGAGTGGTCCGTGGTGGGATCCAACCAGACGACTACGAGGCGTTCGACGTGTGGCTCAATGGCGTACTTGACGAGGAGGGTGTGTGATGTTGATGGGACAAGTAATGGTGGTGGCGTTCGCTGGCTTTATGGCTGCGTGGGCGATCGTGTTTGCGATGGTTTGGTCTGAGGCCAAGCCGTTGCGTCGGTTCGACGGTTGCTGCTGCTGCGGCGGTCAGGAGAAGCACGGGGTCGTTCAGTCGGAGAAGTTCGACAACGTGTGCGACGAGTGTGAGCCGTGGTTCGTTCTGGCGCAGCGTTTCAACTGGGATTGGGACGCTACGTGGCGGTGGATCAATCGTGTGGAGGACGATGCTCGGGGAAGGGGGGTGATTCGGTGAATCCTACGTTTCGTTGGAAGTTCTGGAACGCAGCAATGCGCTTGTCTACCAGCACACGCTGGCAGGACTGGTGTGCTCGTCGGGCGTGCGGGCGTTAGGCGGGTGGGGGGCGGCAGCCTACGGGCTGGCCGCCCCCCTGGCGGTTAGTCGGTATATTCACACTTTAGGAGGTAATCACCATGAACCAGCAGTCCACTGAGCGCGAGCCGCTCATCTTCCGTAAGCAGTTCCTGAACGGGCAAGGTGAGGTCATCGCCGACCTCTTCTTCTGCCAGGTCTTCGAGCAGGCGATCCGCTACACGAACCGTAGCACCTGGAAAGTCTCGGAGATGGTGCCGTGGAAGAATGATCCTACTCGCTTCCAGTTCGCGAAGCCGCAGCCTGGCGGTTGGGGTTCCTCCATGTGCATGGCTGTGATCAATGCCATGGATGAAGGTATCCACGCCGTAGAAACGTGGGACTTTGCCAACGTGGAGCGTGTGCTGGACAACGGGATCAAAACGTATGATTTGGAGCGTGGTCCTGACGGTAAGCCTACGGGCCGTAAGGTTCCGTCGCGTGTTCAGTTCCTTGTGTACAAGGGAGAGAACGGTGAGCCGCAGTGCCGCAAGATTTCCTTTGCGGAAGCGTGCGAGCACTTCGGTGTTCAGTCTGGCGGTCAGTCGACGCAAGACCTCGTGCGTGCGATCACGAGTTGAGCGTTCGGGGGGGGCAGGCTTTGCCTGCCCCCCCTCTCTCATTTGCGGCAAAGTCTCTCAACGTGACCCTTCGCTTGTGCCCTGACCCGCGGTTCCCCCCCTTTTGATGTGGAAGGAGTCCAGGTACGTTTTTGAGACGTTTAGTCGGCGCGGGACTGAATGTGTAAGGAGTCCATTTAGAAAATGCGACTTTTTGTGTAGCACGTTTTTGCGACAAGAAAGGCGGGGCGGGTGGGCTGTGGGTTGGTGGGGGTGGGCGGGTGGGCTGCGGCAGCCTGAGGGCTGGCCGCAGCCTGCGGGCAGGGCTGGACTGGTAGATACACGTCGACGTTTAGGAGTAAATCATGGATAGTTTCCACGAACACACTAAGAAAATCGAATGGTTAACTGGCATCCATATTGTTAAATGGGCACGTAAGTTTGACGCTCATTTTGCTTTTTGCGGCAACGTGAACGTCAAAACTACTGAGTCTACAAAGCATCAGTGGTTGCTTCAGTGTGACACATGTTTCACGTTGTATCACGTGCGTACCACGCTGTTTCATTTGTTTTTTCAGCGGATTGGTTCTGATCTGCCACGGAACTGCAAATGTGGCGAGGTGCCAGCCATTGACGATCTTGATCTGGTGCTAGCCAACCTTCCCGAGTTTACCGATGAGACACGCGAATACAAAGTGAAGTTTCACATTCCGTGCCGTTCATATCAGGTTGACGTGTTGGCTAAGAAGTTGCACGAAGTGTTGGCTATCCCCGAGTTTGAGAACATTTCGTTCCCGATGTGGACTCGGATGGATGTGGGCCGTGAGTTGTTTCATGAAATTTACGACAAGGAGGTGTGATGTTCCGTCCGTTGAGCGAAGAAGAAGCAGAGTTAAAGCGTGAGGCTGATGCTGATGCGATGAGTTCGTGGTTTGATGAGTGGTGTGAAAAAAATGGGGTCGATCCTGAGGATGATGATGCGTGGGAGCAGTTCCGCGAATCAGAGTATGAACGTACCCACCCGTACGAGTCGCGTGGGTTGAGCGAAAGGGATTTTCTGTGAGCGAGAAGTTGATTTATCATGGGGTGACGTGCCGTATGTGTAAAGAGCAGCGATACGTTCAGGTGCGTCCGTCGGAGATGATGCGGTTGTGGAAGCCGAATCGTACCGAGTTGATTCAAGACATTTTTCCTGACATGGATGCAGAGGCTCGTGAGTTGCTGGTGTCGGCAACGTGTGGATCGTGCTGGGACAAGATGTTTCCGCCTGATGAGGAGGAGGAGTGATGAGCAAGTATCAAGTTGATCGTCCTGTCCAATTTTCTGGGAGTGAGGAGGAACGTGCAGCCAACTTGGCTAGTCACAGTTTTACGTGGTCTGATCCTGACACGCGGTGTACCTTCTGCGATTGTAAGCCGTGGCACCAGGCTGCTTCCTACCCTTGCGGAGATGAACCGCCGCGGGAGGTTATCGTAACTGACGATTACGACACTTTTGTAAGTTCGCATTATGATCAGGCTGTCCGTTTTCTTGCCTACAAGGAGGCTTTCAACAATGGTAAGTAAGTGGAATTTGTGGGGTGTTGCCGTGTGGGCGGCAACGCTTGCGTTGGCAGCAACCATCGTTTTGGTTGATTTGAACATGATTCAGCGTGTGTGTATCGCTGCGTTGGTGGTGGGCGACACGTTGGTTATCGTCCGTAACGACGCGTTGTGGCGTCGTCAAGTGGCAGGAAAGGCACACAATGGCTAAACCGATCCCTGTTATTATGGCAGAGAAAGTGTTTCTGCCGTCGGCTTTTGAGTTGACTGATCTGGATAAGGCACGTGCCGTCCAGGCAGAGGTGCGGGCCAAGCATGGGTTTGCTCGTGAGCCTGCCGATCTGTTGACGTGGCAGGAAGCGCAGCCAAAGTTCAGTAAGACGCCGTGGCCGATGCTCGGGTTGAGTCTGTTGCCGAACACGATGTTCGATGAGGGAGTCAATCTGTGCCCTAACGCTACGCCTGATTGTATCAAGTTTTGTTTGAATGAGGCTGGGCGTGGCGGTATGAACGAGGCGCAGCGTGCGCGTGCGTGGCGTACCGATCTGTTTTTGTGGAATCCGCGTGAGTTTTACACGTTGATGTGGCATCAGTTGGAGCGTGCGGAGCGTGTTTATGGCGAAGGGTTTCTGTTTCGCCCGAACGTGTATTCGGACGTGAAGTGGGAGTCGCTGTTGCCTGACGAGTGGTGGGAGCGGTTTGCGCATGTGCGTGTGATGGATTACACGAAGCGGTGGCGGCGTCCCGAGTTTCCTCGTCCTAATTATCGGTTGGCTTATTCTGCGGCAGCGCACACGAAGTTTGATCAATTTAAAACGCGACTTGCTTCTGGTGCGAACGTTGCGGTAGTGTTCGATCATCCGAAGGATGTGCCGTTTCCGTCCCTCTGGAAGGAGTTCCCGCTGGTGGACGGCGACGAGCATGACAATCTGTGGGAGCGACCAAAGGGGGTGATTTTAGGTTTACGTGCGAAGGGTAAGTTGAAGAAAGCCAACAGTCCGTTCAAACGAAAGTTGAGTCCCGATGCCTGAATGTGATCTGCAAGTGCAGATGATTTTTCCCACTTATTTGACAAACACAGACGTTCTAAACGCGGTAGATAAAGCGATTGCGGTACTGGTCGCTGATCACATCGATTGTCCCAACGTGTCCGTCTACGGACTGTATGAAAGGGAGGAAAGCAACAATGGGTGAGTTTAATGGAGTTCAGGGAGGTGTATCCAGTTTCGTCAGCAGCGGCTTCAAGCCGTGGTGGCATGGACTGGAAGGCACTGTCGATTTTCAGGAGTACGAGGAGGGTACTCTGACGCCCCGCAAGGCGTACGAGGAGGCTCTGAACTGGAAGGTCAGTCTGACCGACCTGTACGTTTTCGCTCCTGACAGTGACGGTGTGTTGACCAAGCGTCTGGTTCCTGGCAAGAAAGCCACAATCAAGACAGATGATCAGACGGTCCTCGGTGTGGTGTCAGACAATTATGGCATTACGCAGAATGAGGTGCTGTGCGATTTTGCTGAGGCGCTCAAGTCGCATGGTGATGTGCGTGTCACGTCTGCTGGTTCGCTGTTCGATCACCGTCAGGTATGGATGCTGGCCCAACTGGGCGAAGACAAGCATTTCGCTGACGGCGACGAGACGATTCAGCGGTACCTGCTGCTGTCCAGCGGCCATGACGGCACGTTGGCCCTGTCGGCCCGTCCGACGAACGTCCGCGTTGAGTGCATGAACACGTTCACGTGGGCTATGAAGGATTCGTCGCTGGTTACTCTGCGTCACACGGCTAACGTCGATGATCGTCTGGCGGCTGCACGTCAGGTGATCTCTAAGGCGTATGACCATTGGTCGCAGATCGACAACGAGATTGAGATGCTTCTGGACACCGAGTATTCGCGACGGATGTTTCAGGATTATCTGGTCCCGAAGTTGGCTGGCGAGAAGCCTGACGATGCAGGTCGTGCGTTGACGGCGTGGGAGAACCGTCGTGACGGCCTCATCGCAGCGTACGAGCGTCCTGATCAGCGCAACATTGAGGGTACTGCGTGGGGTGCTGTGATGGCAGTTAACTCGTACGAGCAATGGTCGGTACGGCTGCGCGGTACTGACCGTCCGACGATGCAGGCACGGAAGGCGTTGCGGGGCGATTACCCGTTGACGCAGCAGGCTCGCACGTTGGTGTTGGCATAACAATCAGGCGATGGGGGCACCCTTGGGAGAGGGTGCCCCCACTGCTTCTTCTATCTGATGGGAGTCAGAACCATGGATATCCACACGTACACACAAGAAGAACTGGACTCGCAGGTAGCCAATGCTGTGTCTGAGGCTATCAAAGATTGGGAATCTCGTTACAATAATCTCAACATTCGATACGAATCGCAAGTAGCAAGCACGCAGCGAGACATCAACCTGGCTAAGGAAACCGAACGTCGGTGGTTCGCCGAATCTGTCATGGAATACGAACACGGCACTCCCGAGTGCCGTTATGCGTTCCTTCAGGAGATCGAATTGGAAGACTACGTGCCGTCTAGGACGTACACGTTTACCCTTACAGTGACGGCGTCGTGGGAAGAAGATACAGGCCCTTCCAGCATGTTGGATGACCTTAAGTCTGCGCTAGATGCTTACAACGTAGAAATTGATAGTGCCGATTACGACACGGAGGATTGACATGCCTTTGGTCAGAACCGAATCTGGATGTAAAGTCGGTTGGCATTTTTACGACAACGAAGAGGAAGCCATTGAGGCCAGTAATGGGGCCAGAGAAATGGCTATGCGCATGTTGGGACAGGGTTACGACTTCGGCTGGCAACTTCCAGGCGACATAAAAAGAGAAACCGATAAGGACGGTAACGACGTGTGGGTCGTTACCATGCCCTGACCAGCCCACTAAGGGGAGTGACTTCTGCGCTTGCGCAGGGGTCACTCCCCTTTTTTTTCTGCGCAATAAAATGTCAAAGATCAGTTAGTTCGTTAAAGCGGCAGGGAGGGACTGAACCCTCCGTCTCGGAAGGAGTCCACCCAAACTTTGCCGAACTGTCGCCGCAGCGGCCTGCTACCATACCACTGCGGTCACGCACCGTCAGCGCGACAGCGCGTGAGCAGGCCATTAAACTGAGCAAGCGCTAGCGGCGGCAAGCCCAACTTGCCGCCAGCCAGCACTGCAGGGTCCAGCCTGACGGCTGTACCCAGGAGGTGGGGGGAATATGCATGTGCCGTGCGCGGAAGTCCTGTGGGACTTCTGGGAAGAAGAAAACGGCGATTTCCGTGCAGCGTTCGTACGGTGGGCAGACGAACTGACCAGCCGTTACGACACTGCCATCTACGAAGGCAGATGGCGTTCGGCTCCTGACCGAACAGCCGACGCCGATGCGGTCGCTCACGCTCTCCGCCAGATCGGCAGCAAACAACTGCTTATGCTCGGCGACGTGCTACGCCCCCTGTACACCCGAGGGGTGTCTATCCGCAGCATCGCCGAACAAAACAATCTGGAACTTCGCCAAGTTGTCGGCGCGCTCTTCAACTCGGTGTGCATGCCAAACGCCGAAAAGTATGCGGCGATGGACGAAACCATCATTGCCGCCATGGGCAGCACCATCGACCTGCCATACGCCGTGTTTATCCGCAACATGGGCCTCCCCCGCGGACGTTCCCTCTCCATGGAACGCATGTGTGAAGTCCACGGTGTACCCATCCCGAAAGCCGAAACTACCTCGCCGCTGCGAGAAGAAGCGATAGCGCTGATGGCCGAGGGACTGACCCCGAAGGCGACCATTCACGAATTGCGGAACAGGCACCCTGACAATCCGTGGGTCGATCGGCTCAACAGGGGTACACTCTCGCAGTGGAAACGACGGGGGCTGGTGACATCCGCATGACGTACCGTTTCAGGCAGTCGTGGCTTAACACATTCGCTCATTGTCCCGAGCAGGCCCGCCGTGAACGCAGCGGAGAACTAGACCGCACCGAAACCGACTCGATGGTTCTCGGAACTGCTGTCCATGCCGCCATCGAATATGTGTTGGACAGCGAACTGCACGGCCAACCGTTACATGACGACGACCCGTACGACGTGATCGACCACACCCTGGTCTTGCACGCAGGCTGGGAAAAAACGCGGTTCACGCCCGAGAACGTGCGAGCCTACGCCCATGCGGCCTACGACAAGTGGGATGCGCAGATCCGTCCGCACGTTGCCCCCGTCGCTGTCGAATACAACTTCACCGTCCCGTTCCCGCACACCCAAGCCGATGTCGAACTGACAGGCACTATCGACTGCATCGATGAAGACGGGTTCGTGTGGGATTGGAAAACCGCTTCCCGTTCGTACCTGCAGACCGCCTGGGAGTACCAGCGGTGGGCGATCCAGCCGACCGTGTACTGCTTCGCTGCGGATCTGACCGACTTTCGGTACGGGGTGATGGTCCACAACGGCGACGCCGAGATGCTGTCCGTCGAACGGAACGAAACCCATTTCCGATTCTTAGCCCACCAGATCGACCGCATCGTTGACCTGATCGAAGCGGACTTGCCGCACTGGCCGTTGAACGACCAGGGCTGGTGGTGTTCGGAACGGTGGTGTGGAGCATGGGCCGATTGCAAAGGGAAGGCCCTGGTAGAATTCTCTGAAAGCAACCCCGCAAAGGAGGGGACCAATGGCAATTAAGTCCACCACGACAGACAGTGACGGCGATGTCGTTTCGGTCACGGTGTCCGCACCGACCGCCACGATCTCGTTCGGCAGGAAGGTAGGTCTGCCTAACTATTCCAACGAGGAGATGAGCCTGTTCTTGCAGGTGCCGCTCCCCGAAGGAGCCACGTTGGACGACGTGGAAAAGGCTTTGGACCCGCAGATCGCGTTCGTCAAGGCGTTCGTGTACAAGCAGTTGGGTGTGCCGTTCGGCATGGCTGACAACGGTGTCGTCGTCGGCGAGGTACCCGACGCTCCGCCCGCCAAGGGCAAGAAGCCTGCAGGGGCAGCGAAGCCGAAGCCGAAGGCAAAGGCCGACAAGGACGAGTACTGGGCTGCTCTCGCCATCGCCAAGAAGGAAGGCGACAATTGGCGGGACCAGGACGGCGACCTGATCTACGACAACCGTGAGAACAAGCGGAACCCGAAGGGGCCTGACTTCAAGTTCGCTGATGCGGGCGTTGGCCTCTGGCTGACCGACAAGCCGACGTGGTTCACCGATCCTGGCGAGGGCATGACCCTGTGAGCCTGTCGTCTGAGGAAATTGAGCAGCGGTGGGCTGCGGTCGAACAGCAAGTCGTACAGGCCAAACCGTACCGTTGGGTGCGGCCGTTGGAACAGATCGGCCGTTCACTCATCGAAGCGCTCAGGGTGGAGGACGGCCTCGGGTTGGGCATCGCAGCAGTCGATGTCTTGACCCGAGGCTTCCGCCCGACCGACCTGTGCCTGATCACAGGCTTCGCCCACTCAGGTAAAACGCAGTTGGTTAACACCATGCTGTTGAACAACCCTGCCAAACGAGTGTTGTTCTTCAGCCTGGACGACCCTGCCGAAATGATCCTGGCGAAACTCGTCGCCATGCACAACAACATGTCGGCCGAACGGATCGAACTGCGCATCCGTGACAACGACCCAGGCACCCAGCGGATGGTGTTGGAAACTGCCGCCCAGCAGTTCCCCAACCTTGTCGTCGTAGACGACGTGATCGGCATCCCGTCCATGCAGGAAGCCGTTCAGGAAGCCACCACCCACTGGGGTGCCCCTCCCGACGCAGTCGTAATCGACTACGTCGAAATGATGCCTGGGAACGGAGTGTCCGTCGACCAAGCCGCCAACGTCAAAGAGAAACTGAACGACTTGAAGAAATGGGCGAAGTCGTCGCCGTTCCCGCTGATCGTCCTTCACCAAGGAACACGCAGCAACGCACGGCCAGGCGAACCGATCACCCTTCTGTCCATGGGTTTCTCGGGCGAACAGCAAGCCACCATCGTTCTCGGCTGCAGACGCAAACGAGACAAAGAAGACCTGGACGCCCACGATCGGATGCACCACCAAGATTCGATCACCGTCCATGTCGTCAAAAACAAGCGTCCAGGGGGGAGACTCACCCACCCTGAGGGTATTGACCTACACATGGATCCCCACACAGGCATGATCACAAACCTGCGGAGCAACAGTTCCGTAGCCGACACCGTCCAAACCCACTTCGGGTATGACGACTGACACCACAGCACTGTTCGCCGACCTGTTCTCGGGCCGTACCGATGCGTACGGCACCGAGGAAGGTCGGTGCGCACGTGTCTCCTTCGACCCGAAACTGCTCGCCGCCCGCCACCTAGACGGCACCGAACTCGTCGGCGTGTACCCGATGGTTCACCTAGACCAAGGATGGCATGTGCGCTGGGGCTGCGTCGACTTCGACGTACGCACAAAAGGAAAACCATCATGGGACTACGCCGACGAAGCCGAAGCGCACGCCGCCGCAATCGACTTGCAGGCCGTGCTGGCAAGCCGTGGCATCACCTCATGGGTAGAGTCGACACGCTCCCATGGGAGGCACGTTTGGGTTTTTGCCAAATCTTGGGTGCCTGCTCGGGTAATGAGACGCGCACTACTTGTTTCCTGCACGGTATCCTCTGTCAGTACAAGGGAAATCAACCCGAAGCAGGAAGACCTACCGAACCCTGACTCGCTCGGCAACTACGTCAGGCTTCCCTACGCAGGCAGCACCCACCGTCCAATGTTGGACGGCGAACAGCCAATCCCGCTAGAAAATTTTGTGCGGCGAGCCGTCGCCAACCGCACCCCCTTCCAAACACTTGCAGACATCGCGCTGCTGTACGTGCCGCCCGCACCGCCGAAACCTGCGCCTGTCACGCATGTTCCGTCATCGGCGACTGCCCCACGGGAACTGAACGCTCTCGGACGGGCACTGTTCCGAGACGGGCCGTTCGACGGGGACCGCAGCCGCGGCATGTTTGCGCTGGCAGGCTACGCCAAGCGCAGCGGACTGTCGCCGACAGAGGCGTACAGCCTGCTGAAGGAATGTCCGTGGTCGAAGTTCCGAGGCCGAGCCGACGAAGACCGTCGGATCCAACAGATCGTGGAGCGCGTCTGGCAATGAACAAACGGCGGGAATGTGCCAAGTGCGGAAAGAACCGTGCCGAACGGTTTTATAGCGGTCCCAGGGGACGTGTTTGTTTCGACTGCCAAAAAAAGGCGCGTCGAACTACCTCTCGTCGCCGCCATGTGCAAAGCACCTACAGCCTGACCGCGGACGAACACGCGTTAGTGCAGGCTGAACAAGGCCCAGGATGTGCGATCTGTCATCGCACACCCCGCTATTCACTTGAGGTAGATCACGATCACCAGATGGAACGCATCCTCCTTGAGGGTGGCTACGAGCCTACCCGTTCTCGTCGGCAGAGTGTCCGCGGGTTGCTCTGCAAGATGTGCAACAGGAGGATCCTACCCGCAGCGAAGGACGACCCAAACATCCTCAGGGCCGCAGCCGACTATCTGGAACGTCCTCCTGCGTTCCGTGTCCTGAAGGTCGAACGGGAGACACTGTGAGTTTCAAAGACGGTTCTTGGTCGGCACGGTATGCCAGCCTCGGCGACGAAGCCGAACAGGTGTTTGAAGAAGTGGCTCCTGCCAACTTCATCAGGTACGGGCTGAACCGTCCACCGCTCCAACTGCACAAGATCCCTGCACGGATCCGTTACACACCCGACTATCTGATGTCGAACAGGTTTGTGGAAGTGCAAGGGTTGGGGCGCGACCAAACTTTCAAACTGAAGTTCGACAAGTACGGGGCGTTGCGCTGGTGGAACGACCTTCATCCCGTCGAAATGTTTGTGTGGGATTCCTACCACCAACGGTGGTGTTTCCTCAGCCTGGACGAAATCGACGGGCTGATCGGCAGCGGTCAAGTAAGCCTTGCTTCTTTCCCCGAAGGCAAATCGTACTTTACGTTCCCCGCCAAACTGCTGTTTGAAACAAGCGCACACGTGGGCGAGCATGTCCCGCGTACGTGAAATCCCGTACGACTTTTCGTCCACCCAATGGGCTACGGCCTCACAAGCCCGAGCGCTCACAGCCATGCAAGCGCTCATGGAATGTGCGCCAGGTGACGAACCTGACGCTTCCGTCGAAGAGTTAGCACCCCTGCGAGAAATCATTGCAGATGCCATGCAAGAAACGTTGACAGAAAGAGAAGCCTGGATTTTCGACGCTTTGTTCTCACGCCGCATGTCGTTACGGAAACTGGCCGCAGAACTAGCATTGTCCAAAACGCACATCGCTCGCATCCGCGACGAAGCCTGCCGCAAACTAGCCGCAGCCCTCATCATCCACCCTGAGATCCGAAGGAGAATCCGTGACTGAACCGACCTGGGACGACACCGTCCGCGACATCCTCAACACGCTCGCAACAACGCTTGTTGACAAACAACACGATTACGGCCACGACAACATCCTGTGGGGCGGACCCGAAGGTGTCCTTGTCCGCGCACACGACAAGATCGCCCGACTCAAAAACCTGATGGGCCGCGACGAGCCTGCCAACGAATCGCTCCGCGACAGTTGGCTAGACCTCGCAGGCTACGCCATCATCGGCATCATGCTGCTGGACGGCACCTTCACCCGCACCCTCGCCGTCGACAAGCCGCCCATCGACCGATACATGTCGCCCCGCCCCGTCATCCCGCCCATCAACTATCAGCAGGCCCTCGCCGACATGAACTTGCGGAACCGTCACCGCGTAGACCTGTGAAACTAGACACGCAAGAAGCCTGGATACGTTACGGCGTGGAAAAAGGCTGGTGTTCGCTACCCAAATGTGCGACACACGACACGTTGCCGCTCACTCCCGAAGAACAAGAAGAATTTGAACACGGATACGACCCCTGCCTGCTAGGCATACGCCTATGGGAAGAAGGCCAGTTTTTCGATGACTGAATGCGACCATCCCACCGTCACCTGCACACACTGCGGAGCCACCCTTGACCTCACCCGCCCGACGCCAACAGATCGAACGGATCGCACAAGAACTAGTCTCAGACATCCAAGCGAACCGCGAAGCCAGATTCACGACCTCCGACGTGACCTTCCAGCGTGACATAATCGTCCGCGTCAACCAACTCCTCGGCGGCGACCTGTACCCCGAAGAAATCCTGCCCGACGGCTAAAACCCGATACGGCGACGGCTCTCCGCCCACCACAACGACGGATCCTGCGTCAAAAACTGGGTAGATCCCGTCTGCACATAATCGCCCGAAGAATCCTCAGATTCTTCCTCCACCGCTAACTGCGCCCAAGTCTGCGACAACGTCAACAGATCGTCAGGCGACGACACCGTCGCCGCCTGACGCACAATCGCAGCAAACAAAGCGGCACGAACCTGTTCAGACGGCGTCAGATCCATCAGACTCGTCCAGCGCCGCGCACGGCTTCGGCTTACGACCATCCGTTACGCGATACACGCCGAGAACAGTCCCGACCGCTACGAGCGTCTGCGCCCAATCCTTTGCAGCGCCCGAGAGCGCACCCTGAGCGAGTAGCATCGCCGCCACACCCACTGCCGCCGTGATAGTCCGTTTCGCATCAGCAACAACATCTACAATCTTGTCGTACTTGGCGTTCATCAGTATTTCCAATGGGTCGGGTCGAACGCATGAACAATCGCAGCCGCGACCGTCAACGCCGTCGTACGGATCTTCTCAATGACCTTCACGACGATCACTTCCAGAACCCCTCGTAAGTAGCCGTCTCGCCCTGCCCCAAGTCGTACAGGCCGACGATGCCCTTCCCGTCAGGACGAGCAGCGATCCCGATCAGTTTGCCGCGGGCAGGTACCTGCGGATCTCGCCACGTGTGGTTCTTGCCTGACGGCTTGTCGCCCGTCAGGCGGGCACCGTTCTCCAGCAGAACAACGCCAAGGGCAGGGACTGCCCTGGCGGTGGGGGTGCGGCCTCGGAACGAGGCAGGCTTAGGCTGTGCGACGATAGTCACATCGTCCTCCTCAACGTCAGGAATGTCTTGATTGTGCAGATTGACTTGCAGCCAGCGGGCTACCGTAACGCCTTCCGCCCCAGGACAAGCCGTAGAAACGCCCTGTATGGCCCTGTGAGGCACCACAAGCGCCACGGCGGGCGCACGACGCGCCCCAGCCTGACAGAGGCTCAGAAGGCTCTGACGGGCCTCAGGCGTGAACCTCACGCCAGGCCCCCCCAAGTAGCACACCGACCACAAATGGCCATTCGACGCCGTCGTCCCATTCGCCGCCGACCGCGTCACCCACCCGCGCCCCTCAAACACCCTGCCCGCAGGATCCACAAAAAACGAATATTGAATATCAGAATAACCCTTCTGGAAAGCGTCTTGCTGTAAGGAACGGATCAGGCTCTTTGACTCCGCCTCCGTTCGCTGCTGCGCCATTCCCGTCCCGCCCACCCAATGCAGAACCCAGCCCGTCGGAACCAAACTCCCCGACGCCTGCCTCGGAGGCTGCAGACCAATCTCTGCTCGCGTATAGATCCTCATACGCACTAAAGGGCAAACTGTCCCGCAAATCCCGCACCCCGTTACGGATCTCCCGAACATCCGCCTGAAGATCCCCCACCTTCCCACCCAAAGAACTGATCTTCTCCGAATGCAAAACAATCGTGTCGCGCAACACCCCATGATCCCGACTGTTCGACCGTGCCAGCCGCTGCTGCAACACGACCATCAAAACCCCGAACAGGCCAGTGATCACCGCAACAACGACCGCCTCCACCGCTACCCAGCCTGTTCCAACTGGCGCTTAATTCGCTCCTGCTTCTCCTTCTCCAAAGCCCGCCGATAATTTTCCGCCTGCTGCAATTCCTTAGTGTTCTCGCGCATCTGCAAACCCAACGCCCAAGACAACAAACGACCAATTCGCTTATCCGCCATCTCAGGCTCCCCGCCCACAAGCCTCCGATAAGTAGCAAAAATCGGAATGTTCTTCTCCACCAAATACACATCCCGCGACGACATATAAGCCTTGCCGTCTTGGAACTTCACCGCCTTAGTCAACGTCAACGGGCGAGCCAACCAATCAGGCAACCAGCCATGGAACAACTGCTTAAACGCCACAGGCTTATCATCCCGCAACGGCAACCCCTTATACACCTGCGACTTTGAATACCATTCAAAAGGAGACAAAATCAACGGCGTCACCGCAGACAACGGCTCGGAAAAAGCGTCAGTAAAAAGCCCGCCAGCATCTTTAGTGTCATTCTTGCCCAACAAGGCCATCAAAGGATTGCCGATAAGATTCAAATCCTTCAACGGCAAATCGGGCGTGTAAAACCAATGGTGATCCTTCTTGCCAAACGGCGTCTGCCACGCCCCAATGTCAGTGAAAAAGCCAGGAATAAACTTGTCTCGCTCTGACAGCCCCTCATAATTGCGCTTCAAATAAGCGATCCGAGCGTACACCTTCGGGTTCTCGGCCAACATCTGCATCTGCAACGGCAGATTGTTTTTCATCCACGTCCAAAACGGAACAAAATTATCGCGCATCCTTTGATCGAACTTGCTCAAATCCGAATAATTGAAATGAAATTTGTACATGCGCTGAACAGCCTCGTCAATACTGAACCCCTTGTTCACAAGGCTGTCATACATATTGGAGCCACGCAGAATAAACTCAACCTTCTCGTTCCCACCCACAATAAACCGCGGGAACCAAGACCGAGAAGAGAACGGATTTTTCGACGGTCGTCCCCGCCCAGCCACCTGAGCGCCCGCCGACCCCAAATAAGCCTCAGACAACGCCTGCCCAGGATCAACATGTTCAGAAATCAATTTCCAAACCTGCTGTTCCTCAGCGCTGGCCGTTCCTGCCTGAACCTTCTTCATCAGCCGCATAAGCCCAAAATACGAATCGGCTTCCACGTCAGCCAAAGCGTTATTCATAACGCCCCCGACAAAGTTACGGCTCATAAACCCAGGCGACGTAATCTGCCACACCTTCTGCCAACGGATCACCGCCCGATACCCCTCTCGGAACTTCCCCCAAAAACCGTTTGTGTTATACACCATGCGTTCCTGGGCGTACAAAAAGTCAGCCAAATATTTCGGAGTCAAAATGCCAGGAGCCAACATGCGGAACTGCAAATCATTAAACGCCCGCCCCAACGCTTCCCGCGCCTTGGGATCTTTATCCAGCCGTTCCGCAAAATCCTCAGTGGCCCGAGACGCCTCCTCCCAATCGCGCGGCCGACCATCACCAAACGGATCTCCCCACCCATCATCGGGCGGCGGCTCATCCCAACCCCACGGCGGCTCACCGTCATCTCCACCGCCCCCACGACGGCCTCCACCCCCGCCGCCACCGCGACGGCCTCCGCCTCCGCTACCACCTGACGACCCGCCCCCACGGCCACCCTTCGGAGGCTTCGGCGGCTTACGACCGCCCGCACCGCCACCCCCCTGATAAAGAACTATGTCGCGCGTCTTGCCCTCTGCCTTAGGAGGAATCCAAGCCTCGCCAACACCAAGTTGCAAATCTTCCCAATCTTCCATCTCCTTCATAGCCGCTTGCTGCAACTGCTCCCAAACCTGATCCCCCGTCAACTGCTCCCCAGCCAACGCTTTCGCCAACCAATCAGGATCACCAATAACCTGCTCCAACCCAGGCTGAGAACCAATAGCATCAAGCACATCGTCAGCGGCTCGCTCTGCGGCCAACACCGCAGACAAACCCTCAGGAACGCCGCTCTTAGCGCGAATAACTGCCTCCTCGGCCAACAAAGCAGCAATTTCAAACTGCACAGCCTGCTCCAAGCCAGGCTGTGCAGACACTGCGTCCAACACCGCAGCACGCTTCTTAACCTGCTCGGCCACTTCTCGCAACAGCGAACGAGTATTCTGCGGCAACGTTTCGTTCAACGCATTGCGAGCCACCTGCTCGGCCATTTGCATCGTCGCAGCCGACCCGCCCTTAGCAATCTTATGAACAATCTCAATCTGATTGTTAACAGCAAACGCGGCCCGCCCCATCGGCTCGTTCGGGAAAAGTGCATCAATCTTATCGCGCATCATCAACAACATATCTTGCGCACCGCCAATTGCCTCAGCCCGTTCCGCCGACCCCAAAAGCCACGCATCTTGAATGCTTCGTGCCGCGTTTTCCAACGGGTTAACAGTCGTAGGCAACCGAGGCGGAGGGAAAAACTCCATCTGATAAGGCGGTGACGGCGGTCCAGGCATCTCATAGCGTCGGGTTACAGGACGGAAGGGCTGCTCCCCCTTGAACGGACCTGAAGCGAACTGTCCTTCCCTTGGGCCAAACTCCCGCATTGCTTTCGCAGCCTGATTGGCATCTTTCAAATCGTAATCGCCCATCACCCAAGGAGCATCAGCGTACGGATCCGTAGGATCCGCAATCATGGAACGGACAGTGTCGCCCCGCGTAAACTCACCCTGCCCAAGATGCGAAAACTTTTGACCAACCGACTGTTCGGCCTCTTGCAAAACGGCCGCTTCGGCCAACGGGGAATCGGCTCGGACGCCCAGCACCTTTTTGTCCACAACGGGCTTGTCGACAAAAGCGATTACTGCCGTTTGCACGCCACCCTTCGTTTTTACAGCGCTGTCAAACAACAACTGTTCTTGCAAATAGCCAATACCGTACTTCAATGCTGGCGTAAGGTGAGTATTCTTGTGGGGGTCATACCATGCTTCATGTTCTCCTTGCAAATATGTGAGTACACTTATATAATCATTAAAAGTCTTACTGACCGTCTCAACTCTATTTGTAGCCTCGTTGTACTCTCGCCTGACAACAGTCACCTTACCGTCGTCAACCGTACGACTAATCTTATAAACAGAATTGACAGGACGGCGAACAGGCTTGAAGAACTTTCCACCCTCCGAAATGTTCAACAAACCCTCACGGTAATTGCCATACCGCAGCGCCTGATCGGCCATATGACGGTCAGCAAAAGTCAAATACGTTTGAGGGCCAGCCATACGGTCCCCGCTGGGCCGCAACGTATCCCACCACCGCCGAGCCTCATCCGAATTAGCCGCCACCCACGTAAAATTTTCATCGAGCGGATCAATAACAGGAAATTCGTCCACCTTGCCAAGCGGGTCGTGCTTGTGCCAATCCCGAAAAACAACATTTTGGGCAGGAGTAACAGACTCAACTCCCTGCAAAACCGCCGCATCATGCTCTCGCCGAAGCCGCTCGTACTCAGGCCAATCCTCCTTCATCTTCGCGCGCAAAGCATCCAGACGGCCCCGCACCATCGTAGACTCCCGAGCGCCCACCCCAGCCCTTTCCGACGCTTCCGCCAAAGCGGCAGCGTCGATCTTCCCCCCACGCACAGCCCGACTGCGCAACTTTGACCAATCGTCGTCGGAAATCACCCGCACGTTGTGCAACAACTCGTCAAAGAAATGCAGCATTTGCGCTTTACGCCAACGCGGATTGAACGTCGTTCTATCCGCACCCAAAATGCGAGCAGTGTCCTGCAACTGCTTGATTGTCAAAGACTTCCCGCCATCCGCCGCCAACCGTGCCCGCAACCGCACAGCCACGTTCAACTGATGCAAGAAAGCCTTATCGGACGGGCTAACAATTTTACCGTCCACTCTTGGTGCCCACGCGGGACGGTTCTTTGAGCCAACCAAACTTTGCGCCTCGCGAGCCAAAACCTTGTACTGGGCCAACTGGTTTTCTAGCCAGTTCAAAAGGTCCAAATCGCTTAAAGGCTCGGCCAACCCTTGTTGCGGCTTTTTGGTCTTCGGGTTGAACAGAGTCATCCCTTCGTTGGTCATGCGGCCCGCAATCTCTTCCGCATTTTGTCCCAACGCCGCCGAAGCCATCGCTTGCACTTCGTCCAACGAAGTTGTGCTTTGCAACGGTTCGTTGCGTTCCGCCGTGCGCAACTCATCCAAAACGCTGTCAGAAAGCAAAGCCTCGTCCCCATAAGACGTTTCGGCAGCGTCAGAAATTTCGGACAAAGTTTTAGCCAAAGCGGCCTGCTCGTCCCACACGTCGCCGCCGCCCGTATTGGGTACAGCAGGGTCGGTAAGACGCCGCAAATCTTTTTCGCTGTAGCCAAACGGCACAGGAAGGTGAGTGCCTGCTTGCTCCTGATTCAAGATTGCTGCAATCTCGCCGAGGCGGTCTGTAGCAAGTTCTTTTTCTGTCAGCCAAGCGTTGACCTGCGCGTCAACAACCATCAATTCAACGTTATCGCCAGGCCCCTCACGCGGCATCTTAGCCATCGCCCTATTGACCAAAGATGTCAATTCCCCCGCCCTGTCCGACAACGCGATCGCTTCTTCTTGCAACTGACGTTTCCGCAACGCATTCGCTTCAGGCGACAACTTCTTCAAATCTTCAACTTGAGCAAGAACGCGATTTACCTCTTCGCCCCAATGGGCGCGGACGGCCGCTACCCCTCCCCTCAACTGCTTCACCAAATCAGGAATAGCCTCAAGCGCATCCTTCGCAGGCATCGTCCTGTAACCCCACGGAGCATCCAACCCCCCACGCAAAATTGCGTACGGGTTATCAACCCCCAACCCCACCAAATCGTGAGGCTGCACGCCAGGGCCAAACAAACGTGCCCAATCCTTAGAACTGGTCAACGCGTTAGACAACTCTTCGATCTGTTCCGTGACGCCCATCTGCTTACGCAACACAGAACCCTTAGTGCCCTTGCTAGACTCAAACACTCTCCGCCCAACAAAAATGTTGGTTTCCTGCCGCAACCAAGACTGAAATTCTTCCTCGCTCCCAAACAGCCGCGAACGAGGCGTCTCAGGCCAATCGTCAAACGATCCTGAACGCGCAAGACGTTCAGTGATCAAAACTTTGCCGTCATCCGCCCGAACCAAATCCCAAGATTTGTCAATCGTCCCTTCTTGCATCGCATCTTTGACCGCAGAAAACGAATCCAAAGCCTCCTTGACAATATAATCGCTGTTCAAACTAAAATCGGGGGCACGTGCAATCCATTTCTCGGGAGGAATAACGGCTCCCTGGAATTGCGCCAACGCCGATTCCATCTCTTTCCCGCTGCGCCGCACCAACGCCTGCCGTGCCGCTTCAGCATAAGATCCAGGCGGTTCCAAACCGTCAAACAAAGATCCGATTTGATTTGCCAGTTCTCGGGAAAACAAATTAGGATCTCCATGCCCAGCAGGCCCATGAGTCAGAACAGGAATTCCTGCCTTTCTTGCTTCGCCCACAAAACTGCCAGCGTCATACTTGGCAGCCAAGTCGGGATCTTGCAAAACGACAACAAGATCAGGCTTTTCGTCGTTCAAAATCTTGAGATCAAGATCCCGCCCAGCGTTCTTATTGTATTGACCGTTTTTCCCCGTCCGAATGTTGGCAGGGTCAACTCCCTCCAGGTCGTCCCACTTGGGACTAAAAGAAACAACATGATGATTGTCAGGAGTCCTGACTTCGGAAAACGCACGTTCACCATTGGTCCGAGAGCCGTGCAGGTAAAGAACTTTTTTGGATTTTTCTTTGGCGGGCAAAGCCTCCTTGACAACTTTGCTGACCGCGCGAATAAAATCTTCAGCGTCTTCGTCTTCAACAGAATCTTCTACAAAAAATGCAATCTTGAGCGGCTTACTAGCCGCAGCCTTTCTTGCCTCCTCGGCCGCCTTAGCAGCCTTCTCGGGCGTCGTGCCACGCAACCGCTTCGCAATCAGTTCCTCAACCTTCTTCGGATTCAACCCGCCGTTTCCAGTGCCCATCCCAGGAAGAACCAAATGCAAATCTGCAGGCGCATCATCGCTGCGCGCCCAACGAGCCAACGCATTCAAAGCGTTGGAAACAATTTCCATAGTCGAAGGCTCTTTCCAATCCTCCTTCGTCGGGACCAAAATCAAACGACGGTCATGGTCCACATAAAACGTAACCCCCTCCTGCAAACGCCGCCCGTACACTTCGGGAAGATCGGGGTACAACCCTGCGGCCAATTTGGCCAAACCTGCCCCCATCACGGCCTGACCATCTTTCCTTATAACCGTGTTAGTAGGAATGACAGCGTAAGCGTTACCGCCCATCTTTTGCGCAGCCTCAATCGGATTGCCGCGCACGTTCGTGTAAGGAACTTGCGCCGCGCCGATACCCCCCATTCGCGCTCCGACTTCCGCCACGTCAACAGCGCTGTTGCCGCCCCGCAAATTGCGCAACCTAGAGATATTGCTACCTATTGCCATTGCGACGGCATGCCAAGCCTTTTCCCGCGTCTGCATCGCATCCTTGGTGGCGTTCAAATCGGCCAGCCGAACGGCCGTTTCCCACGGCAACTTTTCTTTATTCAATGCAGTGACAAGATTGATGCCAAGCGCATCCGCCAACCCCAACAGTTCACTAGCCTTTTCTTGATCGCCCGCAGCAGCAGCCTTCGCCATTGGAGCCAACGTTTTTGTGTCCGTCGCAACCGCATTTTCAAACTCGCGGAACACCCGAGTCATCCACGCAGCAGACGAATCAGAAGCCCCGTTCTGACGAGCCTGCAAAAACACCTTGTGCCACCGTTCGCTCACCTCCATCGCTCCAGTAGCAGAATTCATCGTTGGTTGAAACGCAACCTTCAAATCGTTCATAACGGCACGCGCATAATTAACTTTCATTTGTGCCGTGGGAGCATCCAACTTCCAGTTGGGTGACGCATGACCCTCAACTGGCCTTGCCCGCCCCTTGTAACCAGGAACCCAACGGCCCTGAGAATAAGTTGGGCCGAACAAGCCCATGTCATCTGCTTCAGGTTTCGGAACGTTAAGCCCGTTGTTGTGAAACCATCGGCTCAACGCGTACAAAGCCTCTTCTCGCTCATCGTCAATTCCTGACAAAAGCGCCTTTTCGATGTTGGCCAACGTTGCCGCAGCCGAATCGATCATTTCAGGAGCAGACAGTGGCAGAGCGGCCTTAGCCGCTCCCCGCCCAACAGGCATCAAAGAACCGCCCTGCCGCACGGCGGGCGGACGGAACGGCAAAACAACGTTAGATCCCGCCACATTCAAAGTAACAGGGCTAGCCGTTAACGGCGAAGCAAAAACGGCCTTAGGGGCTTCCCGCGCATACTGCCGAAAAGCAACAGCCAACTCTGACTTTCCAGCGTCTACAGGAACAGGGACACTCAAAGCCGCCGCTGCCTGACGCAACGTTGTAGTTGTTGCGGGAAAAACTTGTTCTCCCCCATCGATTGTCGTTACCCGAATCGATGGAAGGCTACGGCCAGAATCGGGCGGCAAAGACTTCGCCCACGCCACTACCCCCTCATGCAGTGCCGCCACCCGCTCGGAATCGACTATTTTGTCAACGCCCGACGGCCCAGCCTCCATCGGGATAGCCCCATACCGAGGATTAACAAATTCGGCAACCGACGGGAACGTCTGGTTGCCGCGAGGTCGCCACGGCAATGCCCGCTGCCCACCACCAGTTAATTCCAGCGGCCTTCTACCCCCAGGCAACGCAACCAAATCGCTGAGAGGAGGCACCAACGGATCGGGAGGCCCAGGAGGCAACGCATCGAACGGAATGCGCGTTGCTCTCACCCATGGCGGCACGCCGCCTCCGCCGCCGCCTTCAGGCGTCCACGGAAGCGCTGCAGGGCCGCTAGGCCCAGGAGGACGCTTCAACCACGGCGGAAATCCCTTCTGGATACCGTGACCGAACTCGTACAGACGGCGCGCATATCGTGCTTCAGCGATCCGAGAACCCAACCCCTCCGCGTACCGCAACAACGATTGGCGAGCATCGTCGTACAACTGGAACGCGCCATTTTTGATTGCTGCTTCCTGATGCGGAAAATTGACAGCCCAATCGTCCAAAAGTTTCTTGAGATCAGCGTGGAGCGGATGAGAAGCGTCATCAAGAATTTCTTTAATTCTACTGTTAACAATTATGTTTGCTTTGTCGATAGCGTCTTGGTAGGAAGACGCCTCAAACGTAATCCGATCAGGTCCGTGACCGATCCCGCCCAACTTGGTGGCGGGATCCCACAACCTGCGCTCGCGCTCAAAGAACCTTCCTGGGCTTCCAACACCTCCATCTTCCCACAGCCCAATAGCCTGCAACACGGCCCTTGTATGCTTCTGCATAGAACTCGGGAAATAGGTGGACCAACCTGTTCCCGAGAACAAACCCTCGTCAACGCCCCTCTTCCAAAAATCTTCCATCAACAAATGGAATTTTTTTGCCAAGTCGGGGTTTTTGGTATGCAGATCGATCATGATGCTTCTGTATTCTTCTACATCATGAACCGAATGCGAAGCCTGCCGCAACAAATCGATCTCGTCGTCAGTGGCCCCCTTAATTGCCTCAGCAACTTTACGAGAAAACAAATCGCCAAGCGCTCGCTTCTGTGCCCAAGCAGTATCGCGCAAATGCGTAGCAATTGTCGCATCCAACATGCTGCGGTTAGGAGAAAACGCCTCCCCGTCCATGCCCTTAAAAATGTTGACCAAGCGATCAAATTGCTCTGGAGTTCCCTTGCCCATAATCTGGTCAAGGGTGTCATTCAAAACTGAATTCTTATCCCCAGCCCGCACCGCCCAATTCATCCAACGCAACTGCTCGTTGGAACGCAAATTTGCAAACCGTGCAGGCCCCGCAGTCCCACCGTACAACAAATCGCCCAACTTTGTCTTTCCCATGTTGTACCCGCGAGACACCGCACTTGTAGGCCCATTGCCCGTAGTAAGCCTAAGACCCTTCTTTGCCCCAGGAAATCTAATTTCCAGACCCTGGTCCAACCCCCAGCGCTGTGCCGTAGCCGAATCCAATGCGCTTACGCCACCCTGGCGACGCACCTTAAACATTGCGTCCGACGCCTCATTAACAATCTTTTTGATTTGTTCCGCAACTGCAGGTTCGTACGTCTTGTCAACCAACTCCTCGCCGCGCAACAAACGATCCAACGCCTCGGCAGTCAACTTTCTGCCAGAAACCGCCTCCACTTCCCCCAACGCTTTTTCGGCAATGCGCCCAGACACAGCCTTCTGCCCGCGCAACGGCCCAACGGGCATAACGTACGTCAAAGGGTCCGTAAAAGCATCTACACCAAAACCGAAAAGAAACTGCTGCCAGCCAGGCACATCCTTCCGATCCCATCCCCAACCAGAATCAGGTTTGCCTTTTTGGCCGAACAGCAAATCTTGCCCAGTAATGTGATTGTTAAACGTCATCTGTTTAAACCAATCACCAAACGACGCGTCTCCGTTCCTCCGCGCAAGATCAGTAATCTCGTTCAGCGTGGAAGTAACAATCGCCCCAGGCGTTGTTACTGTCTCAAAAAGAGCGTTAATGAAACTTAGAGGCGCACTGCCGCCCCCTCCCCCAGAAGAGCCAGCAGGCAAATCATCAAAAGTGAGCAGCGGACCACCAGGAGCCTTAATAGGCGTCAGGCTCCAAGGAGTGCTGCCGACAAAAGGATCAACAGCCTTCTGCTTCGACTTCGGCAAAACAAGCCGCTCTACAGGCAGCAAACCGTCTTCAGCCACCAAACGTCCCATCTCCAACGTTGGAGTACCGTTCCATCAGCCATCGCCGATGACGGTCACTGCCAGCCTTAGCCCGCAAATAATTTGTGTACACTGTTGTCCCGCCATACCCGACACCGTTACGTGCCTTAACGCGCATGTCGGCAATGCGCCCCAACAGCGCTTCGTGACGACTGCGAGCCTGCGCAGCCTGATGCATCTTGGCTGTCAATTGCAGGATGGGTGTCGGATCTCCGCCTTGCTGCGCCAAAGCAGCCGCCAACTGGTAATACCTTTGCGGATTCGTGTTTGCTTCGCGGATCTGATTTTGGTTTCGCTGAACGCCCTGAAGGAACGAACGCACAAATTGCAATTTTGCTTTTTGTTCAGGGGCTTCAAATTCGTCAGGTCGCTCGCTAGCGTAAGCGTTGATGCGCGCGGCCTCATCTGCGTACGAAGAATTATTGGCAAGATTATTGGAAACAGTATTTATCTGATTTGAAACCCAGTTGTATGCGTCGGCCTCGTCTCTGTCAGAAGGATCGTATTTGTCTCCGACTTCGTTGAGGTAATCGTTTGTAAAATCTGCCAGGTTAAAAGAAAACCCGCCAGCCTTTGGATTGCCATACGAATCCGACCCGCCCAAAAGCGAATCGTAAACACTTTGCCGAAAATCTTTCTCTAGCATCGGGCCGTACCGATGCAACAGCATGAACGGCAAATAGTCAGAAATGGACATTACACCATCGTTCGGCGGCATGCTACCCTCCGTATTGCGCCAAAGACTGCAAACGCTGCCGATCCAAAGCGGCAGCAGCCTGCACCTGCGCATTAGACAACTGTTGCAACGACGCCGTCCCCAACGTCTGGCCCGTTGCCACACGCCCATTCATAAGACCGTTCAACACATTGTTGTTGCCGCCCATCAACGCCCGCGATCGCAACGCATCCCCCTGCAACAAACCCATCTGTTCGCGACGCAACTGACGCATCTCCGCCACCCCCGCCCCCTGCATGCCCGCCAACTCGCGGTCAAACGACCTCCCCATGTTGGAAATCCCCTCCCCGTACATGGCTTGCAGTTGACGAGCAGCCGCAGCGCTTTCACGCTGCGAACGGTCCCGCAACGCCGTCAACTTCCGCATCAAATCTTCGCTAGTTGACGTGATCTGCCCTCGGGCTACCCCCACGTTGGTGTTTAGCGTGGCAAGCATCGACGCATACATTTCTTGGATACGTCGACGGGCTGCAGCATCGCGCGCCGCAGCCGCCGCAGCAGCCGCTCCAGCCCCGCCATCATCTTCGCTCACTGGAATATCAATGCCTAGCGCTTTGGCCAAATCGGCCATTGTAGGGCCGAGGCTGTCTTGCCCCGACGATTCTGCCTGGCCAAAAGTTCCTAAAGGAATTTGGGCATTGGCAGATGCGGGCCTACGCGCGGCAGACGAGCCGCCCGAAGAACTGCTCCCCGCCATGTTGTCCCCAATAATTGGGCCACCAAAAGTGTAACCTATGGCGTTTCTTAACCATGCAGGCTGATCTCTGAAAGTACTGCCATCGGGGTTGAAAATAGGGTTGTGTCCGCCAAAAATGTCTTTGCCGCTAATCGCAGAGTGGTCTTCAAACCAATCCCAAGCATCTCCAGCGCGATCCTTGACCCAACCCCACGGCTTCTTCATTGAAGCCCCTGACCGATACCGCCAACCGCCGTCCCCATCAACTGGCCAGCCCGACCCATCCGCAAATTAGCCAACCCAGTATCCCGAGCCGTCCGATACTGTTCCAACTGGTGGGCCAAACTGCCCAACGCCTGACGGTTCTGCGTCTCCAAAGCCCCCAACTGCCCCTGCCTATCCAACTTGAACTGGCTAACCGCATTGTTCCAAATGCCGCTTCCCATCAGCCCCCGCGGATTGGCCTGGTAGGCCATCCCCTGCCGCGCCAACTTGAACTTGCGTTGCATGTCCAAAAACTGGCGGGTATACGCCGAACGCTGATTGCCGACATCAAACACATTCTGGTTTTGCTGCGCCATGTACTGGCCGTTCAGCGCATCCAACTGGCCCTGAAATGCTGCCTCGCCCTGCGGATCCAACATGGCAGTCTGCGGCGAATGTGCGGCCACCCATCGCTGCCAGTCGGCCCGCGCCTGCGGGGTAGTCAATCGCTGTTGGAGGAGTTGAGTGCCAGTAACCATCGTCTATAAGCCCATCTGTCCCGTCTACGAAAAGGTGAACGTATACGTCACCTTCAGGGCATTACTGCTCGTTTTGGTGACTGGGGACGAAAGCCGCATACGGGATGCCAGATTGTTGCCCCGCATTGGGGTAATCCCCAGCAG